CACCAATTCATTGTGTGCATTCTGCCAATTTTCAGGATATTCAAATATATTAACTGCCATTTTTTATTGATTTAATTATGTTGAATTTAATTGTTGAACTCATTGCTTCAGCCAATTGTTTTTTTAATATGTTTTTCCTTTGTGTGTTGTCTGCTTTTTCTTTAAACTGCATTGGTGCTATACCACCAATCTTAGTTGCAACAGCCAAACCTTTTGCCGCCTTATCAATCAAGTCCATGTTGGCTTTCTTTTTCTTGCTTGTCTTGTCAGTTTTGTACAACCTTTTCTTTTTGCCACCAATCAATGCAGACTTCATGCCTGTCCTTGCAATGTAATCCTTGAATGACTTAATCATTGCAGGTGGTGTGTACAGGTTTTTGAATTTAAATTTTGAATTAGGTGCTTTGCCTTTATTCTTTACACCTTTAACACCATCATTGACAAACCTCCAATACTTTGCACTTGAAATAATGTTCACACCAAACCCATCTGCATCTTGAAAAGGAACAGATGTCATTGATTCTGCTAATGTTGATGCACCTTTGGTTCTTGCTTTGCGTTGAATTTGCTTCTTCATTAACTGAATGCTTTCATTTGCAAAACTTATCAATACTGATTCAATAGAATTCTTACTTGCCTGTGCAAAGTCAGTGATTGATTCACCATATTTTTTCCCTATTTCTGATGCCTTAGACATTTAATCGTTGTTGCTCTGCTCTATCTGATTCTGACTTGTCCATGTAAAATGAAATGGTGTTCAAAAATTCAATCACATTCATTTGAAAAAAATAATCCCACTTAGTTCTGTCATTGTTTGCCATGTCATTTATTGTGGCAATCCACCCCCACTTTTCTCTGAATTGAAATTCAACTTGTCCACCAACCCCTCCGCCATTTCCACCAAAAAGTGTTCCATATTTTTGGCTAATTCCCTGTAGTATTTGCAAAAAAAAACCATGATAGGATAAGCATCTTTTATTTTCATGTGATTGAAAAACAGGTCTGCTCTTTCTTTGTGATTTTGCCCATCATAAGGAAGATATTTGAACCACTTCTTTTCAACACACAATGATGCAAGGATGTTGTGGATATTGTGTTCAATCTTTGATGGGTCTTTGGTAAAATATGAAACATCAATGTATTGTTCAGCAGACAAATCCTGTTCACGCCATTTGACCAAAAACTTTCTTCCACCAACTTTGAACTTCAACTTGATTTTGCCATCCTTTGGAATGCTTTCCAAATTAGTGATTTCACCAAGTTCTTTATACAGGTCATTCAAAGGCATTGATTCAATTTCATCCAATGTTCTGTTGGTTGCCTCTGCTAAAAACTTGCATTTGCGAATGATTGGGTCAGTCTCAGATTCTGAGATGATTTTGCATTGCAAATATTGTTTGATAGTAAGTTCTGTAAATGACTTAATCATGCTCATAAATATAAATTTGGGTATTAATTGTTAAATTGAAATTGTTGAATATTTACCACTTGGTCTGTTGTTTAATTTATTTAAAGCAATGTATCGCATTGGGTCAATGCAATGGTTCATGTAGTCAATTGGCTTCCCGGTCAACTTGCCATTGGAATCTGTTTCCCATTGGTATGCCCTCAATTCCTTAATTAGGTTGGTTGATGTCTTTGTCACATACAATTCATAGCGTTTAAGGATATCAATTCCAATTTTTATTGAATCCGCACCTTTGATTGCCGGGTGAACATTAAAACCTTGTCTTCTCAATTCTTCAATTGATTTAGGCTCTGCTGAATCACAAATTAATTCTTGCCTTCCAAAATTGATTGACTTCAAGTAATTTCCAATGTCATTATTTGTCATATTGGTTTGGTACAACAATTCATCAATCCACAACTTGCCATCCTGCTTCCAAATACCAACCAATGTTGTTGGGTCATTGGTGAAACCAAAGTCCATTGAATACGCAACCAATTTTGCATCTGAGGGGATTGCTTCAACCTGTCTCCAATTGTCAATCACAACCCCTTGCAATGAACCTATCTGACCCAATCCATACACCTTCCACCAATTGTCCCAATACTTACTTGTGATGGCTTTTTCTTTTGCTGATTCAATGTCATTGATGATTGTCTGTGGCAATGCCTCATTGTCTTTGTATGTCAAAATAAGGTGTTCAGAATCTGCTTCATTTAACACTTCTGTGTGACCCCAAAATTCATGTGTTGGATTAAAGTCAATAAAAATGTCATCACTTGTCCTGATGGCTAATTGATAATAAGAATCAAAACTGATGTTGTTTGCCTCATTGATGTACAAAACATTTCTTCTTGCACCCCTCAATTTGGATTCTTGTTCTGCACTAAAAAATTCAATGTATGAACCATTACTAAATTTATAAGTCAACAATGACCTGTTCCAATTCTGTTCATGAAAACGGTTTGTCCAATTCATGATTTTCAAAAAATCCTTCATTGCCCCCCTTCTTAGATGGGGAATGGTTTCAGATACAATTGAAATTTCAAGGTTTGGTTTTTTGATAGCCATGTCAATCAATACCGGGATGATTCCAAAGGTCTTCCCTGCGGATGTTCCACCTTGAATGACTTTCTTTCGGGCATTCAGTTGTCTGATTTTCTTAATTGCAGTTGTGTATTTGAACATTTTTTGGAATACTAAAATGCGATTTGCCCACCATACAATATCCCAATTTTGTTGGGTTTGTGCCTGTGGAACATTTTCAATTTATGGATTATTGTTTCACATCATCACCAAACAATGGTTGTTCTTTCACCACCATTTCTGATTTCTCAGTCAAGCCATTCAACCTTTGAGTGATGCTTGTATTGTACACTCCTGCCAATCCACCTTGAATTTGGTCTTCTCTGATTCTTTTCCTTATGTGTGTGCAGATGGTAGCAAATTCTTGATATCTTCCATCCTTATTGGCAAAATAATCGTTTAAATCGTTTATAATGCCTTCCCTATAGCAAAACAATTCAAAGCCATCCAAAGTCAATGCCCTTTCTCTTTTCTCATATACTGATTTGCCATCTTTTCCCACAAAAGTGTGTTTCAAAATAGGGTTGCCTTTTGTTTCTTCAATGTATTCATCAAATAAAGATTCCATTATTTCAGGGGATTCTATTTTTTTTGGTCTTCCTCTTTTCATTTGTTTAATTGTTTATAATCCTATTGATGCTAAATACACACCAATTGAAAATATTGCTATGTATAAATATAAAATTGCAATTATTTTAAAAAATTTCATGGCTTGAATACTTTTATTTTCCATTGTGAACCTCCAATTTTTTCAATGGTCAGATTTTTAAATGATGCAAATTCAATGACAGCATCAACAACCCCTTGCCAACTTTCATTAAAATCATCACCACAAATAATTCCACCACTTTTCAATTTTGGAAACCATGTTTTAATATCTTTTAAAACTGACTTGTAATCATGTGACCCATCAATGTATATTAAATCCAATGATTTTGCTTTAAACAATTTTGATGCAGATATTGAATCCAATTTCATGATTGATAGATTGTCAGCAAAATGATACAGGTTTTGAATTGCTTGTTCATGTGTTGGAACATTACCTGCAAGTTTGTGTTCTTCTGAACCTTCAAAATGGTCAATGGCATAATAATCATATTTGATTTGCCTGTTTATTAATTCAACATTCCAAAGTGCAGTTCCTCTGCCTTTATAAACTCCAACCTCAACAATTTTAATTTCTTTGCTAAGGTCTAAATCATTCAAGCAACTTTCAAGCAATTTTCCTTGTTCACTCATTGTTGCCCATCCTTCTATGTTTTCAAATATGTGTTCCATTATAGTGGTTGATAAATATTTAATTTGCCATCAATTAAGTCCTGTTTCATCTTATTGAATTCAGGGATGTCTTTTGATGCCATTTCCCTTTTTTCTTGCCAATATGATGTTTCTTTTGTGTCTATGTGTTCAATATCAATGTGAGGAATAAAGCAATTTTTGAACCCTGATAAATTGCATCTGATTGCAGACAAGGTATCATCAAATCCATACAAACTTGGTTGAATCAATCCACCAATTCTTTTAATTAATTCCTTATTGTACATTTGACATGTGCCAATGACATGGGCAACATCTTCAACAATTTTCCATGTTTCACCATTCTTGTGAGGTAACATTCTTAATGTACTTTTCCATTGGTCATTTCTATGTGGGTTTTCCATTAAGTCTTTTCTTTTCAATCCAATGATGCCAATTGATGGGTCTGCTTCCAAATATTCCTCCATTTCGTCAACCCAATTTGAATAATTGATGACAACATCATTGTCCATTTTAATTAGGTGTTCACCCCTTGTCAACCTCCATGCCCTGTTGATGGCTTTTGCTGTTCCAACATTTTCTGACAAGGTGATGATGGTGAAATGCTTTTCAAATTTTTTAAGGATGTGTTTTGTTTCTTCACAAGAATTGTTGTCAACAACAACAACTTGATGTTTGTCAAGGTCAACCATGTCAACAATATTTGTCAAGGTTTCTTTGGTGTATTGACTGCGTTGGTTTTCTTCTGTGTCATATACTGCAATGCCAATCAAACTCATTTTTTAGGTCTTCCTTTCTTTGGATTCTCAGTCTTCAATTGCAATTCATATCGTTCAATCCAATACTTAAAATCAGTCAATGCATTGATATTACATCCTGAACAATTGCCGGGTCTGATGCCTGTGATGTCTGCAACCAATTCTTTGATTTTCATTAATTGAAAAGGTGAACCAACCCAATCAGATTCATTTTTAAAAACCTCCATCACTTTATACAATGTGAATCTGTCACCTGTGTCTTCAAAAAGTGATTCATAAATTTGTTGATATGTCATCATATTTTTTATAATTGATTTTTTTTAAATTCTTCAATACGCTTTATGATGGCTTTGGCAAATGCATTATAGAATTGTTCCATTTTCCATTGCTTGAATTTAATGATTGTTGTTGATGGTGTTTTCATATTTTGAACATTATTCTTTTAAAAATTATTGATGTGTATGCACCAAATCCACCAATTGACAATGCTTCAATAAATGGTCTTAATGGTTCACAATAAAAGTGAATGATGTATGCCATCAAACAAGTCCAAAAAGACAAGCAGACAACACAATTGAATGGTTTAAAATCCAACCATTTTGGTGTTTGGTTAATTGTAAAAAAACTAACCCACAAGAATGCGATTCCTATAATCATTTACTATTTTTTTATATGTTTCAAACCTTGTTTTTGCAACATTGTCAATATGATACAATTGAACATCCTTGTGTAAATTCTCTGCCAATTCTTGAATCCTGTGTGGGTTGTCAATCAAGTAAGTCATGTGTTTGTACCAATCCTTTTTGGTGTTTGCAACAAGGCAATTTTCACCATGCTTTAACATTGGCAAATATGGTTCAACACCTGAAACAATCACTGCCTTCTTTTTAAAACCTGCTTCAAGCAATTTCAAGTTTGATTTCATTGAATTGAAACGGCTTTTTCTCAATGGTATTAATGCAATATTTATTCTGTCATAGAATTGTGCATAATTGGTCACATCTGTTGCCGGGAAAAGAAAAAAATGGTCAGGCAATGCATTTCCTTTTGCACTCAATACACCTGCAATGGCTTGGCTTGTTTCATTCTTCCCATCATAGCCACCATAAACCATTTTCATTTTGTCCCGATATTCAGATTTATAAACAGAATACAATGAATCCACCATCAACAACACATCCTCAAAGTGAGTTATTGAACCACTCCAACCAAATGTTGGCATATCAAAACCTACTTCTTTAACTTCAAATTGTTCAATTGGATTAATACCATTTGGAACAACATAAACATTTTCATTCAATAATTCTGCTCTAATCATTTTCTTCATTTCACCATGTGTGCAGGTGATTGCCTGTGCATGATAGCCACCTAATTTGATATGATAAGCATGATTTGACCTTTTGGTTTGTTCATGCAATATGTGTGTTGATGGTATTTGATAGTCATCATCAAGGTCAAGTATATAAGGAACATTGGCATCCTTCAATTTGACAATCAATTCTTGTGTGTTTAATGTCTTTGAAATGAACCTGTTTGCAACAACCAAATCATATTCCTTCAAGAATTCAATCTCTGCTGAATCAATTTCTGTTGCCATGTCAATTTCAACTTCATTTTGCAATGCAATCTGATTGTGTGGAACAACCAATCTGTGATAGTCAACACCACTAATTTTTGGATAAGAGGGAACAACAACCAATATTTTCATTTTATACTTTTTATTTTTTCTTTGACTGACCTTAATGCTGAATAACTGATGCCTGTTGCCCTTTGAACCTTTTTCATGTCACCATATTCAATGTATAATCTCACAACTCTATTTTCAAATTCATCTAAGGACAACATCCATTTCTCTGCTTCTCTGATTTTCTTTTCATTTGTGAATTCATTGTTGGGTTGATACCTATCCACCAAATGTTTGTCACTCAATTCTTGTGTTTCAACATATTTTTTTCTGAACTGCCCGGTCTTTGATGACATTTGAAAAATTAACCGATACCACCAAAAATTCAAATAATTTAATTCAGGCAATTTTTCTGATTCCATGATATGCAAACAACCTTCTTGAAAAATGTCTTGATAGTTCGCAGGATTCACCTTCTTGCAAATCAGGATGAAATTTTCATCACTTGTAATCTTATCAAGAATTTGTTTTCTCAAATCCACATTTCAAATATAAATATTAAAAACTCAACTGCTCATTCAACTTTTCAACCAACAATTTCAATTGGTGGATTTCATTTTCCTGCTTCAAACATTTCTGTTCCATCAATTTCAATTTTTGCCTTGCATAGACTTCAGATGTTAAAATGTCTGCCCATGTATCGTGAACAAAGTACAATTGCCTTAATTTGGCTTTTAATTTGGTTTTCCTTGCATCATCTTTAATGGATGGGATTTGGTCTTCCCATTCATTAATAATTGATTGTAGGACAAATATGGCATTCACCCGGTCAACCTTTTTGTTCTTTTGATTCAGTTCAATGTTTTCCAATGCTTCATGTACCAAGTCAAATTTTAATTGCCTTTCATGTTGTTCAATGATGTCTTGTGGATTCATAATTAAAATAAGTATAATTGTTTTATTCTTTCTGAATCTTTCAAAATTTCATCTGTTATTGGTGAAATTAAATCTGCAAGTTCAATTTCACAAAAATTGCCACAATCAGGCAACAATTGTGGTTCATTTGCACCTTCATTTGGCTTCAAATCTTTTAAAAATTTACCATTAATGCAAGAATGACCAATGTTGTTTTCAATATCTGACATCCTTTGAAAATGTTCAGGGAAATCTTTTCTGATTTTATTCCAATAACCTTTGCCACCTTTTACACAACCAATGCAATTGTTGTTCATATATCCCAATTCATACATTTTTGGCAATCTAATTCTGTTCATCAATAGTAATTCAGCACACATTTGTTTGGTCATTTTCATTTCAATAAGTGGGTAAAGTGGTTTGATTGATGGGTTTTGTTGTGTGAACCTTACTGCCCTGTTGATTTCCTTTTTACTATATTCAAAATCAAAAATTTGATTGGCTTCAGGAAATTGTTTTTGCAATTTGAAACGAACATCTTTTTTTAAAACCTTTGTACACATTGCACCACCCGGTGAATTTATGTATCCTTTTTCAGCAACTTCAAATTGATTATTGTATTTATGTGATTTGATAATGTTTATTTTTTTACCATACCATTTTTCACAATCATCAATGAATCTTTTATTGTCTTCATGTGCGGAATCAATTTGTATATAATACAATTCAACATCATCATATTGTTTTAAGGCTAATTTACAAGCAACTGCACTTGTAATTCCTGCACTGAACCATGCTATCTTCATAATTTCATATAATTAAAGATTTGACAAATAACATCAATTGTCCAACCATTACCAAGCATTTTGTATCGTTGTGTGTCACTTACACAATTTGTATAATTGTCTTTAACGGTTTGTAGTCTTTCGCATTCAATTGGGGTTAGTCTTCTAATTCTTGAATTTAAAATAACACCATTTGGTTCAGATTTTCTTAAAGTATATGATTTGCCTTTATCACTCATACAATTGCCAAAATTTTCACTCTTCCCCAATTGTGTTGCAATTATTTCACTTGTATTATTTAATATAAAATTATCATCCATTCTTGTCCCTTCTTTTGTTGTTATTGAATTTGATTTTTTGTTCCCATCTGTTGGATTAAATTTGAATCCATTACCATTTTCTTTTTGTTTGTATGTATTTTTAATAAAGTATTTTAACATTTTTTTACTTAGAAAATATTTTTCATTAACTTCTGTTTCCAAAATATCTTTCAACAAAATTCCTTTGTCTTTTGGTTGCTCAATTATTGATTCTAAATCACCAAACAAACCACCGGGTTTCATGCCAATATTTGTCCAATAAATTCTTTTTCTGTTCTGAGCAGAAACAAGTGATGAATTGATATGAATTCCTTTCACTCCAATTGCTTTACTCAAAATCAATTCCCATTTTTCACCCATTTCAACATTTTCAAGAAGAAAATAAACATTTGGATTTGACTTTTTGATGTCATTTAAAATTCTCATGTATTCCCAAAACAAATATGATTGACCTTCAAATTCAAAACCTTCATTTTTCAATTCAAGATAGTGTTCCAATGTCAAAATTTCTTGTTCACATTTGGTTGCCATTCCTTTTCTTTTCCCGGCAAATGAAAATGACTGACATGGTGAACCACCAATCAACAAATCAATTTTTGGCAATGAATTGACATCAACATCAACAACTGAACCCAACTGAATTGTGTTTGGGAAATTGTGTTGTGTCACTTTAATTGCATATTTATCAATTTCACTTGCAAAATAATTTGTGACTTCAAATCCACACCGGTTGAGGGCTTGTTGTCCGCAACTCATGCCATCAAATAAACTTAGTACATTCATAATTTAAAACGGTTTTTCTTCAATTTGTTGATATAATTTTTCATTGTCCCTGTATATTCCATGCCCGGCATAATAAGTCAATATTGCTTGACCCTTTTTCCCAACAATCTTTGGTTTTGCTTTTTCAACTTTGATTAATGTGTTAAAATTATTTGGGTCATCCCAATTTCTGTGGACAACAATCAATGATTGTGCCTTTGCATACCATAGTGAACCACCTTCAATTTGGTCGGGTCTTGGTGGTTGTAGTTGTTCACCTTGTTTCAATGGGTCAGGGTTTCGTGGATGAACCAAACAGAATCCATGAACATCTCTTGTTTTGGCAAAACGATTGAATTTTGGCAATTCATGTTTCAAATATTCACTTATTGTTCCTTTGGCAATCATGTTGTGTTCAATGTCATTCCAATTGTCAATGCCAAATGAATTGATGTTGTAAGTTTTCACACAATAGTCAACCTCTGAATACAAATTGTCCAATGTATTGTTTGTGTCTTCAGGTTCAATGACCTTGAAAAATTCCTGAACCATTGGTAATATGTTGTACAATTCTTTTTCTGTGATGTAATTTTGATAAGTTTTGTTAAATGTCTTCCCGGTAAGCATGAAAATCAATTCTGCATATATTTCACTTGCTGTTCCTGTTTCAGGTGAATACACACAATGCTTCCATCCAAAATTCTTTGTAAGGTTCACAAGCAGGTTTAAATAAAAAGTTGTTTTGCCTGATGTTGGGTAACCTGTGATGATGGTTGTGTTGCCCCTTCTTACTGAATAAAGTTCATCAAGACTTGACCATCCTGTTTTCATTCCGGGATATTGACCATTTTTGTGTAAATGGAAAATGTTATCCATGATTGAATTTGCTTCAACTAATTTCATGCTATTGGGTCTCCTTTCCAATCTAACTTAATTTCCTTTTTGATTTCATCTTGCCAACATTTGCCATTCAAATATGTCAATGGGTTTTTACGATATTGAACATCAGGTGTTGAATTTATGTAATCATTAATTGTGTTTTTTATTTTGATTCTGTCATCTGCATTCAATTTGTCAAACTTGTCTTTGCACTTTTTGGTGTCAACTTTTTTACCATAAGTATTCCAAAATTCATCAAAGGAATAATATATATCATTTACATTAACACTTACACCTTCGTTTGCTTCAGTTTGCTTCAACATTGAAGCATTTGCTTCAGTTTGCTTCATTTTGCTTCGCCTTGCTTCACCACTTTTGATTCCACCCAATCTTCCTGATTCTGACCTTTTTGGTTTTATTTCATTGTTCCATTTTTCCAAATCTCTTTTAAGTTGTTGTTTGATAGGTTCAAATGTCAATTCAATAATCAAGTCATCTGTTGTTGGGTTATGGTCATTTACATACCTTAAAATGTGTTTAAACAGGTCACCTGCTTTTTCTGATGGCATCTTTTCAATTGTGTGTATCAAATCGGTATACAACACAAAACTTTTTTTCCCATTTGCCATGACTAATCCTCCAAAAATGAAATCATTTTTCTGAGTTCTTTTGCAAGTTTTATTGCTGATTCCTTTTCAAGCATGATTGCCATGCCTTCATAATCATCTTTGTTTTGATAAAAAACTTCAATGAAAATTTCATTGTAACCATTAATGGTCATAAATAGTTCAGAATACAATCCACTTCTGTCTGTTGACTTAAAAATTATTTCATGTGGCATAATAAAAATAATCAATTACGCATTGATTAAGCGAATAAAAAAAACCGACCAACTAAGGATTTCGCAAGGGAGTATATGAGTCCCAATCCTTAATCAATCGGCAATGTCTTTTTAATTTGTACATATACTTGTGGATGCGAATCCGATTCAATAATATAAAAAATAAAACCGTTACACAGATAAAAATTTCAACAATCCTTTTTTTGCTTGGTGGATTGAGTTTGCTCTTTCATCCAATGACTTGATTTGTGCCTTGATTTCATTGATGTCAAATGAACAATAATATCCCCGACTTGTTGCAATTAATGGAAGGATTGAATTTGACCTGATGTGATTTACAAATTTCCTCAATCGTGCTTCAGAAAATGTAATTCCTGTGTTTTCCTTGATTGACTTGCATATCTCTTTCCCTGTGATTGGATTTTCAATTGTTCTGAGTTTAAAACCTGCAATCATGTTTGGAAGAAAATGCATTTCATCTGCTGTTAATTCTGTTGTTATGTCTTCAAAGTTAGTTATCATTTTTACCTCCTTGTAATATTAAATCACGAAGCCATTTTACACCAAATGCTATATGAGAAAAATTTGGATTATAATGTACCATTTCTTCAATCTCCTCATCAGTTGGTAGTTCAATTGGGGTGAGTGAATTGATAATTTCATCAACATGTTTCCCATCTGAAAATGGATGTTCTGTTTTCCATAATGCTTGCCTCACTTGCTCTTCTGTGTATAGTTTATTGCTCATTGGTTTCTTTTATAAATGTTCCATTAATAGTTTTGCCTTTTCTGTCTTTAATTTCAAGCCATGCAGAATAGATGCAATCATTCAAATCACATCCATGATTCCATGCACAATCATGTAAAAAATTCATTGCTGATGGATTGACAAATTCAGGACTTACCCTTCTTACAACATCGTATAATGTGATGTTTGTAAGTGGTTTATTTATGTCACTTAATTCTTGAGTATTACCTATCTGTTCGCCAAGAATAATCATTGTGACTGCAATATCACCAAATCCATCAATCACTTTATCAATATCTTGTTTCAAGATAGCATTTGCAGTTTCACCAACTTCTTCCAAGAATTTTAGGTATTGTTTTCCTGCATTTTCTTTTTTGATTAATTCTTTTGCATTTGCCCAATCAATGATGAGGCTTTTGATTTCTTTGTATTTCATTTTTTTAAATTTTGATATGCAACCTCCAAACAATCCTCAAGAATCAAATCATAGTTAGATGCAATCAATTGCAATTTGTACAAAGCCATTGAGCCAATCCAATCTGCATAGATAGTTCTTATCAAATCATCAAAACCAATCTTGTTGTTATATCCAACAATTTGATGAAATTTGAATTCTTCATTGCATTTAAGTTGTCCATTGAAAATGATGAATGTGATTGCAATTTTACCAAAGCCATCAATCATTGCAGGTCTGTCATCTTTTAGGATTGCCCTTGCTGTTTCACCAATTTCTTCAAGGATTTTCAAATATTGCTTTTCTGCCAATTCAGGTTGCAATAAATTTCTGTTTTCTGCCCAATCCAACACATGGATGGTTAATAATTCTGCTTTTGTCATAAGTAATAATTTTGGGTTTTAAAATGATTGTCAATTGTGTTTCTTAAATTTTTGATTTGTGGGTCATGCTCAATGACCTTGATGAAAAGATTGATTGTTTTAATGAGTTCAGCAATGTCATATCGGTTCAATTTTAATAATTTATTTTTAGAATTAAAAGCCTCCAATGTATCAACATAATCCTTTCCATATCTTTCAATCAATCCCTTTCTGTATCCTTCCCGGTTGCCTGATAAATTGTGGTTGCAAAAGTGACATTGACCATGAATGTTGTGGATGTACCATTGCATATTTGCAAATGCACCAACTGAGTAATAATGACCTGCTTCAAGTGGTTCATAAGAACCACAAGAAATGCAAGGTCTATTGTAATCAATCAATTTTGCTAATTTGTTAATTGAGATTGATAGTCTTTTCTTCATGAATAAGATGTTTAACTGCGTTCAATTTGTCCATGAATACTTTGTCTTTAATCCCAATCATGTCACGCACTTTTTGGATTGAATGAATAACGGTTGAATGGTCATGTCCACCTGTTTGTAAGCCTATGAATCGCAATGTGCCATAATTGTTTACATAACAAATGTACCTTGAAATGTGCCTCCATTCAATCAATTCACGCATTCTGTTTCTTGATTTAATTTGTTCAGGTGTGACATCAGAAATTTCTGCAATCTGTTGCAAAACATATTCAATTTTTTCTTTCTGATTTAAAAATTCATACCTGTGAATTGTTTTGAATTCATCAAGTTCTGTTTCAAGATTCAATTCATATTTCTTAACAAGAAATTGAATGAAAGGACTGATATAGATTTTCATCATTTGATTGTTTTACCATTACCTACAAATGCCCTTTTTTCATTGGCTTCTCTTTGTTCTTTGGTTTGTGATGCAAATATTGTGATGTCCTGACCATATTGGTCAACTTCCTTTTTCTTTGCTAAAATAAGGTTATTTAAATAGACTTTGCCATCTTTCCCTGTCTTAACATGAGATGGTGGAATTGCATCAATACAGATGCTAAATAAAAACATTTTGTCTTCCATTTTAATTGTAATAATTTAAGTTTTTGAATTTGTTTAATTTTGCTTTTGCTTCATCACATTGGATGGTTTTTGATTCCCAATCAATCAAGGATTGTGCAACCAATTTATAATCTGATTCAGGGGGATTTTTAAAATTTAATCGTGTCCTGTTTTCATTGTAGATTTTCCATGCATCAATTTGGTCTTGTTGGCTTTGCTTGTATTCAGCCATCAAGATGTTGCGTTCTTCATATTTACTTGCCATTGAATGCCATTTTTAAATTGTTAAAATATACATCTCTCATGTCAATAATTGGTTTTGCTTTTTCTTCAATTTCATTTGCCCAATTTTCATCACAAGTGACATCAATCACAATCATTCTTTGCTCAGTTGGTACCGGGTAAGGTTGACCTTGAAATTTGTTTTCAATTAAAAATGCACATATTTTCCAATGTTTCAATCCTGTCAGCCACATATACATTTGACATTGATGCCATTGTTGTGTATCAATTCCTTCATGCAAATAGTCAAGCCATTTTTCTAATGATGTTGGGCATTTATAGTCAATTCCATAGTCAGTTGAAATGGCATCAGGTGTTCCACCAAAAAAACCTTTTTGAAAGAATCCCGGCTTTTGAATTGCATCAAAATCATAATATGTTGTGAAATGAATGTGTGCCATTGATTCACCATCATTGCCATGTTCTGTTTGCCATGTTTCACCTGTTTGAATTTCTCCAAAGAACATTTCATTTGCAAGGTGCTTTGCATAGGTTTCTTTTGACTTTGGGTTATCTCTTTTTGGAAATAAGATGTGAACCATTGACCCGGTAATTTTACCACATCTTTCTGAATCAAATTTGTTATAAAAACTCATTTCAATAATTGGTTTAATTGGTGTTGAAAAAATGGACTAATGTTGTATTTGCTTAATGCCTTTTGAACATCTTGTTTTTTGCCTTGTTCAATGGCTTCTGCCATCTTATCAAATATGGCTTGTGTCAAATGTGGTTTGTTGGGAATTTGAATGTCATTGGAATGGTGTGCATCTGCATCATCAATTGTTCCGGTTGGCACAAGGAAGGTGTACAGCAAAGTATATTTCAATGCGTATGTTGTGGCTTTTCCCGCAGTCTTATCCTGCGAATCTGTTCCATGTCCATAGCCTGTCAATTCAATTGATTCACCTGATTCATGGCAAAGTAAATACTTGGTGACAACTTCAGAAAAAACTGATTGCTTGACTTTGTTTCCGTATTGGCTTTGTTCCTCCCACCTTTCAATTGTGGTTTTTGGTTCAATGCCAATTGGTAAAATTACCAAGCCATGTTTTTTCATGGATGAACCAATGATTTTTTTGACCTCTTTGTCTGAAACACCTTTGTATGATGAATTGCCTGTTCCAACACTCATGGTTTTGTCAACTCCTTTGACTTCTTCCATTACTTGCAATACTGCTTTAATTAGATTTTTCATTGTATAAATTAGATATTTTAAAGGTGATAAATTGAATCAAAAAATCTGCTTGGTATTTCTTGAAATGGTTGTGTTCTTGAATGGCTAATTTTCTGAGGTGGTTGATTCTTGACAACCTGTTTATATAGATGTCTAACATAATTAATTGTAGGGGTTTAGGGCGTTGTATAAATCGTTCTTAAGGTCATCTTTTGGGTCAGGTTCATTGAGGTTGGCTCTGAATTCATCTGCAAGGTCAAACAATTCAAGATGTTCAGCCGTTTCAATTAATTCCATTGAATCAATTTCACCACTTGCCCATTGATATTCTAATGTTGTAATTGCAAATTCTTCTAATTTGTTAATCTGTGTCATATGTTTTCTTGTTTTAAAAGGTTGATAATTGCTTCATTGTACAGGTCATTCAATGATTCACCGTTTCTTTTAAGCCTCAATAATTCTATTCTTGAGATTAATTCTTGGTTGATGCTGAATGTTGTCATTTTTCTTTTCGGTTTTGACACAGGTCTTCCCGGTCTTCTTGTTGTTGTGTTCATATATTGATTTTGAAATTTGTGTCATGATAATTAGTACAGATGCAACCATCATTGTTGCACCGTATTTGAATTCAAAGTGCATTGAAATTGATGCAAGGAAAAGTGCTAAATAGATATTTTTCATTTTACAAATATTAAAAAATTAAATTAAATAAACAAATTTTATGAACATGATTGACAGATTCCAACCTGTGTGAATTGTTGTTCTTTATTCAAAAATGTCACAAGTTCAATGGCAGGTGATTCACCACATCCACATGAGCATGATTTATATTTTATTAGATGCTCTGAAATTCTTGAAAGGTTAAATTCCTTCTTGATTTGGTTTTTTGCCATTCTGATGGCTTGTTTTTCGTTTTTAGCGTATTGCATGGTTTTAATGATTAAAGGTTTTATTTGATGGTTTAAATGTGCGTTAATGAGTCGCACCCCTCAGTTTGTTATAATTGATTACAAAGATTTACAAATTCATTTTCAGTTAAACGAGACATTAATATATCAAGTGCAATATCAAATACATAAGAGGCATTATTTGAAAGGTCAGTTGATAATTTTTTAACTTCAATGATTAAATCATTAGTTGATAATGTGTTTAATTTAGTAGTTGCAATTGTTGTGAATTCTTGAGTTGTCATATAAGTAGTTATTTGCGTTTATTGTGATACAAAGATATACCTGTTTTTTTAATATGCAATATTTATTTTAATAAATAATTGAATGGATGTGTAAATGATTGATTTTCAGATACATTATTTTAGTGTGTGAATAGCAAAATTGTGGTGATGATACCCAAAATTGCACTAATTGTTTGCCATTTGGTGACCTCTGATTGGGTTTTCAATAAGTCATTGTTTGATTGATACAATTGTTCTTCCCTTTTCCTTAAAATGTGTTTCAATGTATCGTTTTGGGATTTGTGCCATTCAATATTTTTCTGAAGAACACCATTCAATTCTGTTGTTGATTCAAGATTATTCATGATGTGCAACATTTTTCTTCCATCCATTTGAGTCATATTTTGAGAGTTCAATTTTGAGTTCATTGAACACAAGTGAATCAGGCAAATTAATGATATAAATTGTTTTCTCATGGTGAATGGTTTTAATCTGATTGATAGTTGAATCAAACCTGTGTTGAATTACTGATGATGAATCAACATATTTTTCAATTGGTTGGTTGTATGCTTTGTTATACAGAAAAAAACAGGCATAAATCAACCCGGCAAATATTACAAGAACAATCCAATCAACTATTTTCATTTAAATGGGTTTCTTAAATATGGTAAATATGTATGGAAAATGGTAAATGAACAACTGAACACACAATATGAAATGAACCAATGTGTGTCTGTTTCTTGAATCAAAATGCACATGGTAATCACCCAACAGGCTTTAAAGAAATGGAAACAATCAGTAAAGGTAATCAATGGGTAATGCCTCCAATATTTACCCCAATTGTATTTGTTATGCCATGCATCTGATGAAAACCAAAAACCCCAATGTGCCAACCTGTTTGAAATCATCAAATCAGATAAGGCATTTAAAAATCCAAGTATAATTAATCCAATCATTTTATTATTAGTATTTGTTTACGATTATAATTAGCAAAGGAAATGTGAATCCATGAAAAATCATATTCATTTATAAGTTGGTCAAACTCCAAAGTCTTTGCAAGTTCAAACAACTTTTTATTTTCTGCTTTTGTTCCTGTGGTTATGTCAATGGCTTGACCTTTTGTGTGTTGGCTTCCCTTTTGACCTTTGACAAGTTGATTCAACTTTTCTGACCTGAAGAATGAATTAATCTTGATGGGTTTACCATACATTTTCCTCAATGGTTCAAACACATTTTCTGCAACCATTTTCATATTGTGCAATTGGGCATCATTGGGCATATTGTCAATGCCATTTCTGATTGCAGTTGGTGATAATACACCTTCTTCAAAACTTATGTGTTCACTAATCCTCATACGATTCATAATAAATTTCTGACAAATAACCTTCCACTAATATAAGTGACATTCTTTTAATATTTTCAACTCTTTTTTTATCCTCATCGTCCAACATTGCTGAGTCAAAAAAGTCAGCACAAGCCAATGCATAGTGACAGGTTGCAATGATTTCTGACCTTGATTCACCTTCTTCAAAATCTATTTCTTCAATCATAATTCCTTTACAATTACTTTGCCATTATCAATCAAAATACAAGAATGATTCCAATCATTTATTGGCATATAATTAGGTGATAAATCACAAAGACATCCATTTGAATAAACACTATATTGTTCTTTACCCATGATGGTTGCAATGTCCCTTGTCATACGATGGAAATGTCCAATGATTGCAGGTCTGTTCAACTTTAATCGTGTTGCCCTTGCCGGGTTGACACCACCACTTTTCATTGGTAACTCATGACCATGAAGAACTACATAATCCCACATATAGCACCATTGTGCAGAATCCAATTGTATGATATCAAGTTCACGCAAACCAAGTATTTCACTAAGCATGATGTGTTCAATGTCCAACAATTCAGGTGCTTTCAATCTTATCCATTTGTCAAACCTCAAATCATGATTCCCGTATTTATAAATGATTAATGCATTGGGAAAATTTTCCCTCAATCCTTTTAAGAAAATCTTTGCACAATCAATTTCATATTTGACAGATGTTTTTGTGACTAAATTATCATGTTTGGAAATGCTTCCCATGTCCAAAAGGTCACCGTTTATGTAAATTGTGTCAACTTGATTTTCTAATCCAAATTGAATTGCACCAAACAATGCTTTGTCATCATGATAAGGAAGGTGAATGTCTGAAATAATCAAGACTTTTTTTCTGTCCTTTGGCAAATAATATGGTTCAATTTTTTCTGTTTCACCTTTTGGTAATTCAGATTTTAATTTCTCTAAATAATCAATTATTGGCTTTGCAGATTTTTTGTCTTTTATGCCTTTATTTCCTCTGTAATATCTGACCCGGTCACGAACTTGTTCAAGACTATTAAATTTGTCAGGATGGTCTGCATAAATCTTTTTTGCAATGGTTAGATTGCCTGTGTTTGGGTAGTTTTTTAAGTATTCAAAAATTATTGGGTTTGGTTTCATTGGCTTTTCTTTTTGACAAAATATGTCAATAGTTTTTTTATGTCATCAGGAATAATAAGTAGACACAACCCACAAATTCCAATGCCAATAGGATAGCGAATATCAATTTGGGCAAAGGTTTCATAAACCAATGGCAAACCGATTAATACAAGTGAATAAAAAAAGCAAATGAACCCACATATTGTTGTGATTGGATTTTCAAGAATGCTTATATTTTTTTTGATTTGTTTAACCATCTTTTGACCATTTGGGTAAGTTGCCAAATTGAAATAATCACCGATAAACTAAATGAAAGAAATTGAACCAATGGCAACCAATATGCAAGTGAACCAACAATTGCCAATGACCAAGAAACAATATTCAATTCAATTATTTTGTTGTCCATTATGTTGTGGCAATGTATGTGTTTAATGCTGTATACAATGCAGATGTTTCACTAACCAAAGATGCACCAATGAACCAACATGACAATTGACCAAGATAAACAGATGCGGTAACCGTTCCATAAGTAAACACAGAATAATTTGCTGAAACAGGAACAACAGATGCACTTGTTGTTGCATTTGTATTTGTTCCATTTACTGAATGTGTGATTGCCGTTGAACCTGTTCTGTTTAACATCAACAAACCTGTACTACTTAATCCAAATGTATTATTTAATCCACCATTATTGTGCAATCTTACATCACTTGCATTTATTGATGGTGCATAAGATGATGCCCCACTATTTCCCCACAAAAATCTTCCTGTTGTTGTGTTATGTGTTCTTTTCCAAACACCAATACAAGCATTATCTCTTTGTATGTTTGGTGTGCCTGTTGTTGGGTTAAAATTAGTATTTAAATAACTTGATGCACCACCCACAAAACCACTTGCATTCCATGTTAAATTTGCACCAACTATTGTTGCTTCATTATTTGATGGACTTTTCCAATTCAATCTTCCAAAACCACTTGACCCATTGTTTGCAAACATATAAAACACATCCATTTTATCCCATGCACCTGATGATTTTAAATCTAAAATAAGTTGATTCTGCAATACTTGTTGTGGTGCAGATGGCAATGTATAACCCAATGCGGTTGCTCTATCCAATAGGCTTTGATATGATGAATCAAATGCATCAAATGGATGAATATTTTCAACACCAATTCCTAATCTTATCTTCATTATGAATAAGCTATAACGGTTCCACTTGTCAAAGTGATTGTTGTGATTTTATTGTCTGCACCTGCAGGTAAGAATGAACCTGCTTTCATGGTTACACCTGATAAACCTTTTGTTGACAATACACTTGTTCCATTGATTGCAAATGCTGAGAAAACAGCATCAGCAACAACAACAACAGAATTGAATTGTCCTGTTAAGGTTGCATTTGCACCATTTACAACTTGAAATCCACCTGTTCCTGCTATTATTTCTTGACTTGTAGACATATCTTTTTTTATGTATAAATATAAAACTTTAAAAATTTTGTTTTAAGGCACTTGACACCTGTTTTGTGTTGATGGCATATCAAAAGCCAATGACATTCTCCAACCATTTACCATGTCAGGCAAACCTTCACGAATGATTTCTAATTGAACTGATTCTTGCAACACATAATTGTCATAATAAGCAGGTGAATTCAACATTGCCCAAATGTCTTGACAGATTGAAAATGTATCTGACAAGGTATCTTGCTCATTTGATTGGTCTGCTTTCTGAATGTCCATAACCAACAAATTTACATTCAAGGTCAATGTGCTTTCACTGATGGAACTTGGTAATAAATTTGACCAAACAAGTGGATATTTTTCTTGCTCACTTGCAGAAATATCAGATTCTTCCCCAAACACATAGCCATTTACCTGACTATGGTTTTGGCTTATTGTTTTGATTATGTTTAATATTTGATTGATGCTTGTGTATATCATAATTTTGTGCAATAAAATTTTGCAATTTGATGATGTTTTTTTTATTTGGTTTAGCAGTCATTACAGCCATAATTTAAGAAACCTTTATCTGTTGGAATGTTTTGAAAATTGTATTCACCCCTGCAACAATCAGAGCCACCAATCACCATGCCTGATGTGTAGTTAGTTCTGTTTGCAAAAATGGTATCAATGTCAACATTTGTTTGTGTCAAATACAAAGGATATGTTGTCTGATTGGCTAACAAAAATTTGGTCAATCTTTCTGCATACCATTCAGCCTTGTTTTTTGCCCTATCCATCAACATTTGAATTTCATCCATTGATGCCGGGTTCATGTTGTCTGCATTCTGAACTCCAACGGCTTTATTAAAGTATTTGTAGTTAATATTCAAAGGCAATTCCATGCGACAATACCAAATCATAGTTGGTTGGATATACAAGTCCAAAAGGTCTTTGTATTTTTGACTTACATTTCCTGTTTCAATTTCACTTGAAATATCTTTGTATAATGATGACCCCAAAATTGGCAAAATGAAATAATTCTGCACATCATAAATTGTTGGTGTCACAACCTTCATGTCAACATTGTCCTGAAGAATTGATTCTGCTTTCAATGTTGCCTCACTTATAAACATTACTTTTGCCATGTCTTATTTCTTTACTCGTTTAACTAATTCTTGATTCCAAATGTGTCTGCAATATGGAAGGTTCACATCCTTTTTTGGGTCATGATACCATCCACCCCTGCGAGTAAATGCATCATAATCAGGTATTCCATACAAGTCACCCAATTCTTGTGAAATTTTGTCTATATCTTCCCTTGAAAAATACCTTTGATTGTCCATCATTGCTTGACAAAAATCCCTTGATTTACCACCTTTTACCAATGCAGGTGCATCAACACGCAATGCATATCTATAACGGATAAAAAGGTCTTCAAATGAACTGATTTTTCTGTCTTGTCCTTTGCTTGTGATGACTATTTCTTTTCCTGTTGTGTCAATTAATTTGTCAGCAATTAATACTTCCAAAATGTTTTTGATTTCTGTCTTTGAAACCTCCAAAATCTTTGCCAATGAATCAGCAGAAATGTTTGGTGTTTTCTTTATCAAGTCCAATGCACCTTCTTCAATTTTTGATAGTGCAAATTCTTGTCTTGAAAAACCTTGTTTGGTTTCTTTCAATGATTCAAAATTGTCAATTGGTTCACCATATTTTTGAAATATAGAAAAGTCAATATTTTCATCATTTTCTTCATGCTTACAATTTGAAAATTGACTTGGTGTTTCTCCAATTACATCACCGCCTTCAACAGGTGGTTTGTTGATGATGTTTCTGATTTCATTGTTTGTCAATGTTGCAAGAACCTTGTTTGCTACCAATGGTGATAAGGCATTCAAGTCATCAATCACAGATGTGTTCACATTTGCTTTGATGTCCAATGGTTTTCTTCCAATGATTCCACGCATTTCATCTTTGGTTAAAATGCCCAACAATGTACTTTCACTGAATGATGGCATCACCGGGTCAACAGGTTTAATGAAAATCTTACCTTTTACAGGTGCAAAAATATCAAATACTCTTCTTTGAATATCTTGTTTAGGTGAAACATAAGTATTTTGAAACAAATTGAATGCATCAATCATTTCATTTCTTCCACCCAATTGACCCTCTACACGAACACCAAACAACATTGGTGATACAATCTTGTGACCAACAAAAATTTCCTCCTGTATTGTCTTATTTAATGCATCATATTTCTTGTCAAAATCACCTGCACTTAAATCCAAAATTTCAGGTGTACGCAATGGGTCATCAACAAAGTCAATCACCATTGTACCTGCTTGGTCAGTTGGTGAAAATTTTGCCTTCATTCTTCTTTCTGTTGACTTCATTTCTTCATCACTTGGCACACCATTTTTGAAGACAATCATCTTTGAACCTTTGAATGAATTCTGAATCTCTGCCCTATGGAAATTTGCAATTTCACAATCTGTTATAATCGCAGGAACAGCCCCTATGTATTCACCCAATGTGTAAGTTTTGATGCCGGGTCTGTATGATTTATAGTAAAAAATAAATTCAGATTGCTTTTCATTTGGGTTGTATAATGGCAAGGTCTTAATTTCTTCAGGTTTGATGTTTGTATTTTCAACACCATCATCATTGAGCCAACAATCTGACAAATAAAATTCTGTATTGTCTATGTTTGACCTAACCTTTGAATAATCAACATGGTATAAGGTTGCCAATTCACCTTTTTTGTTGTTTACACCTTTCAAATAAAAGCCACCAAATATTTCATTGTCCAAACAAGTCTTTGACATTAAATCTGTCAACGATTCATATTCATTTGGATTGTCAACAAATGATTTTAAAAGGGCAATTTGTTCACCTTCCATGCCTGTTTGGTCAAATGTCCAACCTTGTCCTTTGATGTATGATTGTTTACTTGTGATGATGGCATTGTGCTTTGCTGACCTATTGAATAAAGTCAATAAAAATTCAGGGTAATTGTTGCCTTCACCATATTTTACATAAGGTATTTTTTGGTTTGATGATGGTTCAACAAATTGTGGAACTTTGTCATTGGTAAAACCAATTGAAATTAATGATTCTTTAAAACTCATGGTTGGTAAATTATTGTGTCATTGTTGTCGGGTTCATAAATATCATCAGTTGTTGTTGGTGGTATAAGCCACATCAATCCAACTTCCAATGTGCCTTGAATATTGGGTATGTATTCTTGTGCGGTATCATGTGCAGGTGATGGTGTACATTCATAAATAGTGTAATCATAAAAGCCTGAATTTGTCAAGCAAACCTCACCGGCTAATGTGTCACAATTTGGGTCACTTGAAACAAAAATCCCAACCTTGTTGTATCGTTGTTTGTAGTTGGATGAATCACTCAGCAACAAATATGATTGTTCCAATGATTGTTGATTGGTCAATTCGCATAAATAAACAGGTGATGCAATAGTGACATTTTCAGTCAAGGTTAAAATCACATTGTTGTTTGCACCAAAATTCAATCTAATCATATACAATAAATATAAAAATGTAAATTAATTGCCATAAAAAAAGGGCATCCAATTATGAATGCCCCTTCCCTCCCTTAATTATGAAAACATCTATGACAACAATCCTGTAATAATTGATGATGAAACCTCATTTGCAAAGGCTTTTTCCATTCCTGTAAAGGTCAATTGATAACCTGTGAAATCATTCATTGCTTGTCCACTATTTCCTGAACCTGCAGTGACTTCCATGCCATTCAATTTTCCAAACAACCAATACTTGCCATCCTTAGATTCAACAATGATTGACAATCTGTTCTTGATTAATAAATCCAAAACGGCTTGTGTCTCATATTTTAATTGAACAAAGTTTGCAACCACTGATTGCTCATACGCAACCGTACCATTCGCCGGGTCTGCTTGAATTGTTTGTGTGAAATTATTTGCACCTCTGCTTGTTAATTCAAAAGTGAAAAATTTCTTCCCTGCACTTTTTGTGATTCCTGTTACAAAACCACTTGCATTTTCAGTAATTGCCGTAATATTTGACAACTCTGTGATGTATATTTTACTGATACCTGATACTGCACTTTTGCAGTCCAATGCGTATCCACTAACTATTGCACATGGCATATTTTTAAAAATTATTATGGGGGGATTTTACTCCCCCCGATTAATTAAATTGTGAACTTTACAATATCAGTTGTGATACCAACTTGCACACCTAATTTGAATTTCATTCGCATGTAAACGGTGTCATAGTCTTGTGAATACCACACTTTCAATTCTTCTTCTTCGTTTTCTAAGTCAACACCCAAAAACATATTGCTTGTGCGTAAAGCATAGATTTTGTTTGTTCCATTTAAACCTGCAACAGGAACAACTTTCACATTCGTTCCCATCAAGAAAAATTCACCAAGTGCATCTTCAGGTGCTTTGTAATGAACAATACCAAAAGTGCTTGAATTTACCATTGCTTGTTGTAATAATCTTGCACTATCAACACCGCAGAAGATTCTTAAATCTTGCTTGTCTAATAAGGCAACAGGAATTGCATTGTAAACTGCTTGGAATACACTAATCACATTTGCACTTGTGATTGATGTTGTTACAGGTGTACCAATGAATGCCGCAGTATTTGCCGCAACAGGCCCGGTTGCATCACCAATGATTTTGATTAAACCGTCAAACTTGTTTAAATGGTCTTGCCAATTGGTTGAACCACTTACTGACTGCCAAATTGCTTGTTCAACTTTCTCACCTTGATTTCCCATGATATGTTCCATGAACGCTTGGTCAATCTTGCCCGGTAATGCTTCATAATTTGAACCCGGTGACAATAATAATTGAGCATAGATTGTTTCAAGGTCTTTGATACACCATGATTTTTCTGCTTTGATTCTGCCAACGGTCAAAGTTCTTGCAGTGATTGATGTGTCACCTGATGCATTGGTCAAACCACAGGCTGCACCTGTCTGCCAAATTAATGTGTCATCCAATGATGGTAATTGGATTGATGATTTCACTCCTGTCAATTTCTGCATATATGTTGCAGTCTTTGGTTCAAAGAATGATTTGATGATGAGCATCTGCTCATTTGTTTTAGTGTACGGCGCTAATGTGCCAATTGAAAATGCCATGTTTTTATTTATTTAATTGTTAAACTTATTTTTTCTTCCACTCATTGTAAGATGCAAAAACATCATACGCAGTTCTTGTGTTTTTCTTTTTGAATAATTGATTTTTCACAGGTTCAGGTTCACCTGCAGGTTGTTCAGAAATAGCATCAACGATTTCAACAATTGCATTGAACTTTTCTGTGTTGTTTTTGGTGATGTCATTGATGTTGTTTGAAATCTCGCTGAACTTCAATTCATATTCATTCACCTTTGATTCAATAGCACTGAATTTTTCAAGTAAAGAATTGAATGCTTCCAAATGAGTAGCAAACATTTTTTCAAATTCACTTGCCATTTCTTCTTTCATTTCTTCTTCTTCTTCAACTTCTTTGCTTTCAATAGCAGTTACCAATCCACCAACGGTTGTGATTTTTGTGCCATCTTCCAATTCATGAACTGAATCAGGTGCAGGTATCACATTGCCATCTTCAGCAACAACACTAATTGCTGTGCCTTCTGACAAATCACCTTCCCATTGTACTATTGTGCCATCCATCAATTTGGCTTCAGACATTTTTTGTTCTCCAAACAATAATGTCTTGATTTTTTCAAATGCTTCTTTCTTAGTCATGTCTTTTTTGCTATTAAATATAGTTTTGTTTTTGTGTTGCTTTTTTATTGAATATTAATATTGCTTTTTACCATTGAGTTCAATTCATTCAATGCTTTTTGCTTTGCATTATGGTCATCAATCTGCTTAATGATGTCAATCATTTGTTCAATTGTTGTCAATGGTTTGTCACCAAGTTTTTCCAACCTGAAATCACCTTCAACTGAAAATCCTTTGAATTCACCTGTCTTGATAAAATTATTCCAAACTTCTTCATTGTCCACCTTGTAAGAACCAAACCAACTGCCATCAGGTAATTGTAAACCATCAGGTGCATTGATACCTCTTTTGGAATCAATAATAAATGATTCAATCATATACACCCCATCCACAAATTGGTTTGGGTCATGCATCTTATTTACTTCATTTATGTAACCTTTTTTGAAGAACTTATTTCTGATATTATAAATGTCTTCAGATGTGAATAAACCATAGTATTCAAACCCACTTGCATCCCTTCTGTAAATAGGCAAATCTGCAACCATTAATGCCCCGCTTATGATTCTCTTTTCTTTGTCTGCTTTGAATGAATATTTATTGTAGTCATTACTAACTAATTTTCCTGTTTCAAATTGTTGAGAAAAGGCAATCCAATTTAATTCTATTGCAGGGTCATTTACGAGTGCGACTGCAGTCACTTCTGCTTCATCATCCTCACTTACAACAAACCTGTATATTGGTAATTTTTCCATATTATTAAATATAATTTTATCCTATTGTTGCCTTGTCTTCAATTGCCTTGACTTTGTTTTGTGTGTTGGTGATGTCTGATTCAACCACATAAACCTTTTGGTCAATTCCATTTGATTGAGTTCTGATTGATTCATTTCCAATTGTAACCATGTTGGATGATGGTCTGACCATTGGGGGCAATGATGGTCTTGTTACTGATGGCATTCCGCCACCTGATTCACCACCGGGAATTTTTGTATTCAAAATTGCATTCACATTTGCCAAACCACTTGCCACTGCTGCTGCTGCACTTAATGCACCAATGAAAGGTGATGCAACATTTGGAACAGGAAGGAATGCAGATTCATAGGCTTTTTGTGCAGACAAGTATGTTGAAATCAATGTTGATGCAACTGACAATGCTTTTCCTTCTGCTGTGTTTTTACCTGCCAATTCTGCGAATCCATTTAACGCATTTGCAGTAATGTTCAATTGATTGACTTTTGCCTCTGCTTCTTTTTTATCAATTTCAATTTTTGCCTTTTGCAGTTTGTCATAATTCTGATAAAACTCATAATCAGATTTGGCTTGTTTATTTTTTAAATCATTTTGGTCTTTGTCATATTTCTGATAAAATTCAAAATCTTCTTTCCCTTTTTTATTGCGTTCTTCTTGTTCTTTTTTTAATTGCTCTTTTCTTTTTTCTTCTTCATTTTTCCTGATTTCAGTTCTTGTTTTTTCAATCTCAATTAACTTTTTATTGTATTCCTCTGAACCTTTTTCAAGCAATTTCAATTCATCTTGTTGCAATTTCAATTTCCTTTTCAACACATCTTTTCCTTGTGCTTCTGCAAGTTCAATTTCAAAATTTCTTTGCTTCAATGAATTTTCTATTTTGACTTTTTTGTCTTCTTCTGCAAATCCAACATTGTATGCTTCTGCTGTGCGTTCACCAAATGTTTTTGCTGAATCAATTGCCCCACTAAAATCACCATCAAATACTTTTTTAACAACCTCACCAATGACTTTGAACCCTTCAACCGTTGCCTTCATTGTTCCAACTGCAACCTGTCTGAAATTGGTGAAAAAATCTGTTACAATTTTAAATGATGGAAATGCTTCAGTGATTGCTTTGCTGAATTCCTTCCAATTTGCAACCAATGTCCCAACTGCAACTGCAATAGCACCAACACCTGTGGCAATCAACGCCCCTCTTAATGTGAACAATCCTTTGACCGCATCACCTAATTGTGCTTTCAACAACTTGAATGCATCACCCATACCCAATAAGCCATTCAAACCTGTTGCAATAGCAATTGCACCTTGCGTTTGTGCCATCATTTTTTGCAGGTCTTTATTCTCTGACCCAAATAATTGCATTGCCCCTTGTGCCACAGAAAAACCATTTGCAACACCACCAATGACATTGGCAAATGCTTGAAATTTTGCTTCAGGATTGAACGCTGCAACTGCGTTTTTTGCATCATCAATTTTGTCCCGCAATTCACCTGCCCTTTTTGCGGTTTTCACAAATGCTTCTGAACTTGGTTCTAAGTTTGCAAGTTCATTTGTTAATTGTCTTAACTCACTTTTTAAAGACTTGACTGAATTCTTTGCTTCATTGTCTTTTATCTTTAATCCTAATACTATATCATCTGTTTCTGCCATATTTATACATTTGTGTTGTTATTTAAAATTACCGTCCAATCCTCATCATAAGGAACAAACCATGCTGTGTGTTTTCTCTTTAAAACAAATGATGTTTCACCACCAATTCTTTGACTTGAATTGATTGGATAAATAGTAATGTCACCACTATTATTTTGGTTGTGTACAATTATCAATGGGTATCCTGTTTTTGGTTTGCTCAATGATGCATCAGGCAAATATGTTCTTGATGACCCTTCAACCAACCATATCTTTTGTGTGAAATCAATTTGCACAAATGTGTCATTTGTATATTTAATATCTGTATATGTGTTTTCTCTATCCCCCAAAAAACTTGAATTGCTTTTCTTGAATAACATTGGCAAATCAAATTCAGGCAAACCCGGTTGTTCAGGTGTGAATGTACCTTGTCCACCATTTGTTGTTGTTGATTCACTTACAAATGCAGGTGCAACCTTTAATTTCAAGAACTCAATTTGTATTGGGTCATTGGAATTCAAATCATAATCAACTTTGTTCAATCTGTAATATTGATTGTCTATTTTATAGTATTTTCTAAATGACAAGTTTGACATTTGCAAAGGTGATAAATGAAAGTAAGCAGTCACTAATTTTGAATCCTTGTCAGTTATTTCATTTATATTTTTCAACCAATATTGCCCATACAAATTTGCTGTTGTGAATGCAGGTTTTGTGCCATAGAAATATGCTTTTGCAGTAAAGCATTCCAAAGAAAATGTTGGTGTGTTCACATCATCAATCATTCCTGCATAAGGGAATGAACTATAAACGGTTGTTCCACTTACATCATCAATTTGCCATCCTCTTGTTGTTGGTTTTAAGCCACCATAATAAAGCATTCTAATATTGTATATTGGCAATTCACTTTTACCTGTTGATGTGTCTTGTGGTCTTATAATTGTGTAAACTCTATCATGATAATCAGGTGTTGAACCCAATGGTGATGCAGAAAAACCAATTTCAATTGTTTTTGTTTCCTTTAAAAAATCATTTATAATGTTGAACCTTTGCGTACTGAATGGTTCACGATATGCATCTTGATACCTTTTGTTAAATTCATCATCATCTTGCACATATTTCATTTCAAATGTTTTAAAATCAAGCAAACCCATTGGTGCAATTTGAATGTCTTTTGAAACATCTAAGTATTCTGTCAAGTCAACAACATCATTGGTATAGAAATCATCTCTTGGTTCAATTATGAATTTCTTTTTGTCAATTTGGTCAACTTCAACATATAAATTAAATGCTTTAATCAAATAACTCAATAAATCTGCTTGTTTGATTTTGTTAGATAAAGAATTTACAATGTTGATTGTCTGACCTTCTTGATAAATTGGTTCAGGATTAGAAAATAAACCAAACCCTGATTCAAAAACTACATTAAAATTTCTTGCATCTTGACCTGCTGTTGTAATACGATAGTACATTGTTGCATTTATCTTGTCACCTGACTTAACATCCCAAATATCTGATTCTAAATTCAACCCAATTGTTGTGCCATTTGTGATTGATTGAACAATTTGTTCTGCATTTACATTTATTGCACCTCTTTTTTGATAAATTAAAATATAAACAATAACCGAACCTGTTCCTGTTCCTGTGATTGATACATCACCTTGTAATCCAAATCTGTATTTTCCATGTAAACCTGTTGGACAAGTCCATTCATGATTGATTGTACTTACACCTGATGGGTTTGTGTCATTGGTATTGGTATTGAATTCAATTTTAAAAGGTGCGGATTGAGATATACTTGCACTTGTGTATGTTAAATCAGTTGAATTTGTGATTTCAAATGTCCTGTCTTCAACCTCTGATTCAGTCATTCTATATTCGCCACCACTAAATGGAACAATTAATCTTTTGAACCTTGTTGAATTAAAAAAGTTAGATTGATACCTATATCCACTTTGAGCAAAAATTGAATCCACAACTTGCTTCATGTAAACAGATGGAAACATTGCCGTTTGTATTGGATAGGCAATTTCTTGTTGACCAACTGAATTTCCCATGTCAATCAATGGATAAACATATCCACTTCCATTTGGGTTGCCTGATGAAAAATTCACATAGGTTGTTCCGTTCTTGATGATTGATGTGTCCCATGAATTTTGAATGTTGGTTCTGTTCCATACATGGTTGAATTCTGACAAATCCAAATCAGTCAATTTCAAGTCTCCTAAATCTTGAAACATATTTGCAAACTTACCAATGATGATGCAATCATATTCAATAGCACCATCTGTGATTCTGATGCCTGTCAATTGCATATAACCTTGAATTTGTGGAATTGAATTCCTCAACAACATGGCTTCAACTTTCAAATTTGGATTGAAATCAGGTTGGTAATTTAAGTTGGTTGAATTGATTGTTGCCCTGTCAAGGTTGAAGATGTTTGAAAACAATTGATTGTTGTTTGATGTGCCGGGTATGGTGATTGTCTTTGTGAAATCTGACTTTCTTTTTTCAGGTTCTTTGACATCAACAATTGATTTGGTCACAGGAATTGAAATGGATTCATACAAATCAACATCATAAGACCTTGTGACAAAACCTGATGCATCAAGTGAATAAATTTTTAATTCTGTTATCATAGTGATTGTCTGAAATTGTCAAATGTGTATTGTATGGTCAATTCAATATTGCTCATTCTTCTATCATTTACATAGCGTTTTTGCTCATAGTTTGTTTCAACTATATTGACAGGCACATAAGTGTTTGAATCAATCTCATACATCACAATTGGTGATTCAATTAATTGCTTCATTCCTTCATATTCTGCATCAGTTAAATAATCAGAATTAATGGTGATTGAGTCAGATGCTTTTGTATAATAGTTTGTTTTTGCTCTGAATGTTTTTGCATAGTCCAAAGGTTGAAATTTCTTGTATTGCTTCCTTTCAACTTCTGTCCTGTTCCTGCTCACCTTCATAAAAGTAAATGAATCAAATGCACCTAAATTATTTAACCAATGCAACCTGACTGATTCATATTTTGTGCAACTTGTATCTATTAAATAAAGGTTTTGAAACAATAGGTCTTCACTTGAATTCAATCCTTCAACAGAATAATAAACTGCATTGGGATTTGTGAATGCTGCATTGTAAACGGTCAAATAATACCCAAATGAATTACCTGCTTTTGCTATGTTTATGGATGTTATTCCACTCACAGGTGTATAACCTGCAGTTGATTGAATTATCACACCCATTGATGCGTTTAAAAGTGAAATTCTTATATATGCCAATCTTCCTTGTGGGTCAAACATGGTTATGAATTTTTGTTCATCCTTCCTTAGTTTTTCCATGAAGGTTTGTTGATTCAAAGTTCTGTTTGATGAATCAATGTCCAAAATTATGTATGCTGTTTTACTCCAATTAAGAAAATCAAAAATTGCATTGCTTGACTTTGCATTGTCACCGCTTGAATAGTAACTGCCTAAATTAGGGAATATTGTTGGTGTTCCACTTACATCATATACTTCACCAAAGTCAACCCAATAATTAATTTTGGAATTGTTACATGATTGAATCCCACTCACATCAAATGATTTAAAATCATAGCTCAAATAATTTCTTATCACCTCACCAATGTCAAATTTTATGGTATTGACTGATGGTTGTTTGGGCAACAATAATCTTGAAACAGGATTTGTTTGACCTACAATGTTTATGTCTGCAAGAAATTGAAAATTAGGCAAACCTGCATTGGTTGATGAAACATCAAACACCAATTCATTGTGTGCATTTTGCCAATTTTCAGGGTATTCAAATATATTAACTGCCATTTTTTATTGATTTAATTATGTTGAATTTAATTGATGCACCCATTGCTTCTGCCAAATCTCTCTTCAATTTATTTCTGCGTTGTGGTGTATCTGCTTTTTCTTTGAACATCATTGGCTCTATTCCACCAATCTTCGTTGCAACTGCCAATCCTTTTGCTGCCTTTTCAATCAAATCTGAATTAGCAGTCTTTTTCTTAGTCTGTTTGTTTGTTTTGTATAGACTTTTTCTTTTCCCACCTATTAATGCAGTCTTTTTGCCAGTCCTTGCAATGTAATCCTTGAAAGATTTAACCATATCATCAGGTGCAAATAGGTTCTTGAATGAGAATTTTGAATTAGGTGCTTTGTCCTTGTTCTTAACACCTTTAACACCATCATTGACATATCTCCAATATTTTGAAGATGAACGAACATTCACACCAATACCATCAGCATTGTCAAATGGCTCTGCAATCATTGATTGTGCCAAAGTTGATGCACCTTTTGTTCTTGCCTTTTGTTGAATTCTTTTCTTCATTATAGCAATTGAGTCATTTGCAAATATCATCAACACCGATTCAATGGTATTTTGACTTGCAGTTGAAAAGTTTTCAATTGACTCCCCAAACTTTTTTCCAATTTCACTTGCCTTAGACATTCAACCTCCTTTGTTCTTCCCGGTCTGATTCTGATTTGTCCATGTAAAATGAAATGGTGTTCAAAAATTCAATTACATTCATTTGAAAGAAATAATCCCATTTGGTTCTGTCATTGTTGCACATATCATTTATCGTGGCAATCCATCCCCACTTTTCCCTGAATTGAAATTCAACTTGTCCACCAACTCCTCCGCCATTTCCACCAAAAAGTGTTCCATATTTTTGGCTAATTGATTGTAGTATTTGCAAAAAAAAACCATGATTGGATATGCATCTTTGATTTTCATTTGATTGAAAAATAGGTCTGCCTTTTCTTTGTGGTTTTTGCCATCATAGGGAAGATATTTGAACCACTTCTTTTCAACACAAAGTGATGCAAGTATGTTGTGTATGTTGTGTTCAATCTTAGATGGGTCTTTGGTGAAATATGAAACATCAATGTATTGTTCAGCACTCAAATCTTGTTCACGCCATTTCACCAAAAACTTTCTTCCACCAACTTTGAACTTCAACTTGATTTTGCCATTCTTTGGGATTGATTCCAAATTAGTGATTTCACCAAGTTCTTTATACAGGTCATTCAATGACATTGATTCAACTTCATCTAAAGTTCTGTTGGTAGCCTCTGCCAAGAATTTACATTTGCGAATGATTGGGTCAGTCTCAGATTCTGAGATGATTTTGCATTGCAAATATTGTTTGATGGTAAGTTCTGTAAATGACTTAATCATGCTCATAAATATAAATTTGGGTTTAAATTGTTAAATTGAAATTGTTGAATATTTTCCTGAAGGTCTATTGTTTAATTTATTCAAGGCAATATATCTCATTGGGTCAATCAAATGGTTCATGTAGTCAATTGGCTTCCCTGTCAACTTACCATTGGAATCTGTTTCCCATTGGTATGCCCTTAGTTCTTTGATTAAATTGGTTGATGTCTTGGTGACATACAATTCATACCTTTTTAAAATGTCAATTCCAATCTTGATTGAATCAGCACCTTTCATTGCTGGATGAACATTGAACCCTTGCCTTCTTAATTCCTCAATTGATTTTGGTTCTGCACTATCACAAATCAATTCTTGCCTTCCAAAGTTGATTGATTTCAAATAATTACCAATGTCATTATTTGTCATGTTGGTTTGATACAACAATTCATCAATCCACAACTTGCCATCTTGTTTCCAAATACCAACTAAGGTTGTTGGGTCATTAGTGAATCCAAAGTCCATAGAATAGGCAACCAATTTTGCATCAGGTGGTATTGCTTCAACTTGTCTCCAATTATCAATCACAACCCCTTGCAATGAACCTATCTGACCTAATCCATATACCTTCCACCAATTTTCCCAATACTTACTTGTGATGGCTTTTTCTTTTGCTGATTCAATGTCATTGATGATTGTCTGTGGCAATGCCTCATTGTCTTTGTATGTCAAAATAAGGTGTTCAGAATCTGCTTCATTTAACACTT